CAACGGCAGTTATGGATAGAGAATCCATAGTAATACCTGTTAGCCCGGCATTAGACATTATATTGAACGGAGGAATACCGGAAGGTAGTTTTGTTGTATTTACCGGTCAACCAAAATGTGGTAAAACAACTACTTCGCTAGACTTTGCAGGAACCGCCCAACAAGAAGAATATAGTGGTGATTCTATCAGAAATGTATATTACCTGAACATAGAAGGCAGATTGAAGAAAAGAGATTTAGAAGGAGTTTCAAAATTAAACTTAGAAAAATTCCATGTTATAGGGTCTCAAACCGGTAAAATATTACATGCTGAAGAATACCTACAAATAGCAGAAAGAATTATTAACCAAGACCCAGGATGCGTACTGATTATAGACTCGTATTCTGCATTATGTACAGAAGCTGAGATAACAAGCGACATGGACAAAATGCAAAGAGCAGATGGCGCTAAATTATTAGCAAAGTTTTGTCGCAAAGTAGCTAATGTCATTCCCGTTAATAAAAATATTGTGATAGGAATTACTCACTTAATGGGAAATCCAACAGGTTATGGTGCAGAATTCAAAGAAAAAAGCGGGCAAGCCATAGCATATCAAACAGATATTAAATTGAGAGCAAAGTCATTTAAACCTTGGATATTGAGTTCTGATAATACTCAAATAGGACAAGAAGTAGAATGGCAAACAGTATGTTCTGCTTTAGGGCCTCCTGGAGGGCAAATTAAAAGCTATATTAGGTATGGCAAAGGAATAGATAAAGAAATGGAATTAATCAATTTGGCTGTTGATTTAGGCTTAATAAATAAAGGAGGGGCTTGGTATACTCTTACATTTTTAAATGATGATAAGGCTAAATTCCAAGGTATGGAAAAGGTTAGGCAATTCTTAATTGATAACAATGGAATGTATACTGATCTATACAAATTAGTCAAAGAAACTATGGGCATTAAATGAATGTGAAATATTTAGATGGTAAAATTACCTATTGGCATTTGCATGGTAATATAAACAAAGATTTCCATAAACAATCTACTTATCATAAATCAGCTAAAAATCTTTTGACAAAAATTTATCCAACAATGCAAATCTTGGAAGAAGTGCCTATTAATATAAGAAAATCAGAATATTTATACTTAGATTTTTATATACCATTAATAAAAACATGCATTGAAGTACACGGAGAACAACATTATAAATTTGTTGCACATTATCATAGTAATCAATTAGCATTTTTAAAAGGTAAAAAAAGAGATATTGATAAAAAAGAATGGTGCATAACAAACAATATAGATTATGTTGAATTGCCATATTATGATCAAGACAAATGGGAGAAGTTAATCATTGAACACTAAAGAAAAAGTAAAAGAATGGGATGTCATATTAGACGAATATGAAAAATCTATTGGTCTTGGCAAATACGAATCGTCTATAAGCTTAGAAGAATCTGAACTGAATGAATATTTTACTATGAATAGGGATAGTATAGAAAAATTATCTCCAGAAGATTGCGCACAAATATCATATAGATTAGCACAATATGCATTTTTTATGCAAAGAACACTTAATCGTGAAATAGCCCGACACAACTGGGCAGAAGAATCTATAAAAGAAACAATAGCAGATGAAATAAACAACTATAAAGGCTATGGATTTTTGGAAAAGTCTATACAAGCTATTAAACACAATGATAAAGCTCAAGCACTTGACAAAATAAAAAGATACGCTAAACAAAGAATGGATAGGCTGTCTTATTTAGCTAATAGTATAAAAAACCTATCTGATATAATGTTGTCCGTTCAAAAAACAAAGGTGAGACATGGCTCTTAATAATGATGATATTAAACAACTTATAGCTATATTACAAAAGGGTTTAGAAACTGAAGATGATCAACCTATAGCTAAACCCAAAAGAAAAAGAGCAAAAGCTGTAAAAAAACACACCAAAACATTTGATAATAATGAAAAAGTTAAGGAAATCTTGGGTATAGATCTTAAATCTTTACATCGAGAAGATATTGATATAGATAAAAAATTATCTGGATCAAGAAATAACAATTATAAAAGTAAAAGAACACCTATCAAACTGGTAGATGTTACGTGCAGAATATGTGGGAAACGAGAACAAATTAGTCCCACATTATTATTCGATTCACCCAGTCGGTATAAATGCAACAGTTGCTGCTCATCCCCCGGCTGAATACTATAATCTATGATACTTAGCGACCCATCGGCCGAGCGGGCTTTACTGTCTATTCTATGTAAATTCGGTGACGAATCTTATTTAGAAATATCTGATATTATATCGGAAGATACATTTACTATAGACAGCAATAAATATATCTATAAATGTATCAAAAATATTTATGATTCTAATACCAATTCTAGCATAGATATACCTAGTATATATTCTACAAGTAAAGAATTGGGTATAGACCATATCCTTAATCAAAAAGAAGAAGCTCAACATTTAAAAGCTATAATAGATTTTCCAGCCAATCAAGACAATCTAAATAAATTTGCTTCTAAGATTAAAAAACTAGAAATAGCAAGAAAGCTGCATCATGAGCTAGAAAATTCTCAAGATAAATTAATTAATATATCGGGAAGCGAGAGCATCACTCATATATTAAGCATAGCTGAAGACAGCGTATTAAACTTTTCTGCATTATTAAATGACAGTGATAATAATCCTACTCAGGTTTCTCACGGTCTAGATGAGTATATTGAAAATCTAATTAATAATCCAATAGATCAGGTTGGCATATCAACGGGTTTTCCAGCTTATGACTCAGCTATAGGTGGAGGACTTAGAAAAAGCACTATTAATGTTATTGCGGCTAGACCAAAAACAGGAAAAACATTATTAGCTGATAATATGGGTTTTTATATAGCTAATAAGCTAAAAATACCAGTACTTAACCTAGATACAGAGATGACTAAAGAAGATCATATCAATAGGTTAATCGCTATGATATCTGAAATCGAAATTAATAAAATAGAAACAGGCAAATTCACAGAGACAACAGTTGCAAAAAATAAAGTAGAAGCAGCTATTAAAGAATTAAAGGAAACTCCTCTCTTCTACAAGCCTATCGCCGGTAAACCATTTGAAGAACAAGTTAGCATTATGAAAAGATGGCTTGTGAAAGAAGTTGGACTAAATAGTGACGGTACCGCCAAACCTTGTGTAATTTTTTATGACTATTTGAAACTGATGGACAGTCAAGGTATTGGTAATGATATGAAAGAATACCAAGTTCTTGGATTTATGATGACAAATTTGCATAATTTTGCCTGCAAATACAAAATACCTATGGTAGCATTTGTTCAATTAAATAGAGATGGTATTACAAAAGAAACAACAGACACCGCATCTGGTTCAGATAGAATCATCTGGCTTTGTAGCAATTTTACAATATTTAAGCGTAAAACAGATGATGAAATAGCTGAAGATGGTTCAGCCAATGGAAACAGAAAATTAATACCGGTTATCAGTAGACATGGACCAGGAATAGAGGATAATGATTATATCAATTGTCATATGAAAGGTTGGTTTGCCAAGATTGTAGAGGGTAAAACAAGAATAGAGGTTGTAAATGGCGGAGGCAATGATGAATCAGAATTTAATGTTGAGCAAGAAACGGATGAAAAAATCGACTTCATTTGATCAAAATAGAATAAAAATAGTATGTGATAAATTATGTGACAGGATAGAGGACTTACTGGAGCATCTTGATTTAGAATACAAAATCAATAATAGATTTGTATCTATGTGTTGTCCAATACACGGCGGAGATAACCACGGAGCTATTAATTTATATCATATAGGTGATCAATATAGAGGAAATTGGAAGTGCCGAACACATAATTGCGAAGAGGTATTTAAATCATCTATTATAGGTTTTATTAGGGGTACAATTTCTCATAGAAAATATAATTGGTCAAAACAAGGTGATGATATATGCTCTTTTAAAGAGGCGCTAGACTTTGCTACAAAGTTTTTGGATTTATCATTAAAAGACATTAAAATTTCAAATACATGGAAAGAAAAAAATACATTTATTAGAAATTCAGATCTGTTACAAAATAAACAGACAGCGACTAAAACTGGACCAAGTAGAAATACTGTTAGAAACAATTTAATTATTCCAAGCCAATATTTTTTAGACAGGGGGTTTTCTGCTGAGATTCTAGACAAATACGATATAGGTGATTGCAAAACACAATCTAAAGAAATGTCTAATAGAGCAGTTGTTCCTATATATGATATTGATCATAAATTTATGCTTGGATGCTCTGGTAGAAGCTTATATAATAAATGCGAAAGATGTTCAGGATATCACGGAAAATCACAATGTCCAGAAAAAATAGATGTATGGAAATTTAGCAAGTGGAGACATAGCTCAGGGTTTAAAACACAGGAATCATTGTATAATTTTTGGTTTGCAAAAGATTTTATAAGACAAACAAATCAGGTTATTATAGTAGAAAGTCCAGGAAATGTATGGAAGCTAGAAGAAAATAATATCCATAACTCCATAGCTATATTTGGAGCTAACATAAGCGATAAACAAAAAACATTGTTAGATATTTCTGGTGCTATGGAAATAGTTTTAATTATGGATAATGATGAAGCTGGCGAAAAGGGTAGAGAGCAAATAACAAAAAAATGTGAAAGAATATATAATATCAAAAATATTCGCATCAGTAAAAACGATATAGCAGAAATGTCCAACGAGGAAATAACAAAGGAGATAAAAGTATATTTATGACTAAAATTATAGCCTTTGCAGGAAGAAAACAATCTGGAAAAACAACCTGTTCGGAAGCTGTTTTGGATTATTGGAAAATAAGATTTCCTGATCTTGATGATTCAAAAATTTATAACTTTGCTGATGCTCTTAAACAAGATATCTGTATGGAATTACTTGGATTCACATACGAACAATGTTATGGCACAGATGAGCAAAAAAACGAGTTAGTTGATTGCTATTCTGCTGATAATCAACAGATGACAGCCAGAGAGGCTATGCAATTGATTGGCACTAATTTTTTCCGAAAAATGAAAGAAAATATATGGGTAGATGCTACTATAAATAAGATAAAAAAAGAGAAACCAAAATTGGCAATAATTGGTGATTGTCGATTTCCAAATGAAGTAGAAGCAGTTAAAAAACAAAATGGCACCGTAATCAAACTGATGAGAAATCCATTTAATTCTGATCATGATAGTGAGAAAGGATTAGATCCAAATAATTATAATCATAAAAATTTTGATCTGGTAATATTCAACAATATACTATCAATAGATGCACAGGTAGCTGCTGTATATAGATTCCTTATAAAGAAAGGTATATTGCCATTATAATCACATATTTCAGAAGTAGCTCGTACAATACTCATTGTATGTGTGAACAGCAATATTTCATAGAGTATGTATTGGGATATAGAGGACCTTCAAATCAAAAAGCAGACAAAGGTACAATTGTTCATAAAGTTTTAGAAGTGTTAGCTTTTATAAAGAAAGCTAAACAGGATTCTGTTTCTTATATAAATGACGATATATTGGGAAACATAGATGTTGAAAACTATAATTTAGAACAAATAAATGACAAAGTTTATCAACACTACTCCGAAACTAATCCACATCATAATTGGTCTGACAAAGACAAAAAGGATTGTGCAAAATGGGTGGAGAAGGCCATATCTTTAAATAATGGCATGTTCGACCCAAGAAATAGAGATATAGTATATCCAGAACAACATTTTGATTTTGTTATAGATAAAGAATGGGCAAATTATGATTTTGAAGACAATGGGCAAAAAATTTCAGGTAAGCTAGGCTTAAAAGGAACAATAGATCTTATTACAAAAATAGAAGATAATTTTTATGAAATTATAGATTGGAAGACTGGTAGAAGATTAAATTGGGTAACAGGCAAAGAAAAAACCTACGAATGCTTGCAAAAAGATCCACAGTTAAGAATATACCATTATGCCGTATCTCATCTTTATCCCGATATTGAAAACATTATGATAACTATTAACTTTATCAATGATGGAGGTCCTTATAGTATATGTTTTCAAAAAAAAGACCTAAAAGACACAGAGCGTATGATTAGAGAAAAATTTGAATATATAAAAAATACAAAAAAACCAAGATTAAATAAAAGTTGGAAATGTAAAAAATTGTGTCATTTCGGAAAAACAACATTCGAAAATACAAATATCACACCTTTAGAAGAATACAGAGATTACCAAATTACTCCTAAAGGAGAATTTATGACGAAGTGCGAACAGATTCATCATGATATACAGTTGCAAGGAATGGAATCTGTGATACAATCATATAAACATCCAAATCACTCAATTGGTTTTTATAAGCCTCCAGGCGAATAACATTATATGTCTTACATACCTTTACATGTTCATACTCATTATAGTTTACAATTAGGAATATCTAAGCCTAAAGACATTATTAAAAGATGCAAAACATTAGGTATTCCAGCATGTGCAATAACAGATACTTATAATATAGCGGGAACAGTCAACTTCTATAAAAGTATGGTTTCCGCTGGAATTAAACCATTACTAGGATCGGAAATAAAAGTCAGAGATAAAAGTCATATAGGCAAAATATCTATTATTGCCAAAAATACCTCTGGGTGGAAAAATCTTATAAAGATAACATCTGCTAGCAATAATAAGGACACCTTTGATAAAGAACCTTTGATAGACTTAGACTTGATTCCAAAAATAATAAATGAACAAAATTTAATCTGTATTACTGGATATTATGAATCTTTAACATGGAAACAGATAACAGATAATAATATTTTAGTAAGCGAATACGAATCATCATTTTTAGAAAATACTCAAAGATTAATATCTATTTTTGGAGAAGATAATTTTTTCATCGAACGGCAAATGTTTGATAATTATTATAACCAAATTCCAATAATGGAAAAAATAAAACTACTATGTGATAAGCATAATATTAATAGAATAGCTGGTATAGAATCCTATTATTGTGACAAAGAAGACAGTGCTGATCAAAAAATATTAATATGCAGCAAATTAAAAACAACATTACCAGAAATTTCTAAGAAAATTATAAACAACACAGAAACTGGCTATAATCATTTTTTTTCTTCAGAAAATTTTTATATCTTAGACAATGATACTATTAACGAATTATATGATGAGACAGAAATACAGAACACTAAAAAGATTGCAGATATGTGTGAAGATTTCTCACCTCTAAATAAACCAATGTTGCCCAATTTCAACTATCCATCACAGTTCGATAACTCATCTGATTATCTAAGACACCTTTGTAGAGAAGGGTGGCGAAAAAAAATACAAAACAAGATAGACAAAACTAATCAAAATGAGTATGTTGATAGAATTAAAAACGAATTAACAGTACTTGATGGTGCTGGTCTTTCTAGCTATTTTCTTATAGTTAGGGATATATTAGAATTTGTTAGAAAAAATAATTGGCTGGCTGGTCCCGGTAGAGGTAGCGCTGCTGGCTGTTTAGTATCTTATCTTATAGACATAACCAATATTGATCCAATTAAATATCAATTATTATTTGAAAGATTTTATAATGTAGGCAGAAACACAAAAGACAGAATTAGTATGCCAGATATCGATGTTGATGTTCCTATAGATCATAGAGATGATATTATCCAATACATTAAAGATAGATATGGTGAAGACAAAGTTGGACAAATGATAACTTTTAATACTTTAAAGGGTAAAGGTGCATTAAAAGAGGTATTAAGAGTATATGGCAACATTAGTTTCGAAGAGATGAATAACATTACAAAACATATTCCAGACGAAGCCAAGATTGCGGACGAACTACAAGAAGCTAAAGACGAAGATGGAGACGTGTCTATTATAAAATGGTCTCTAGAAAATTATCCAGAAAAATTTAAAGAATGGTGCGAAATAGATGAACATGGAAATTTAAGTGGACCACTTGCCAAACGTTTTGAACAAGCTATTAGAATAGAAGGCACCAAATTCAACCAATCGAAACACGCTGCTGGTATCGCAATATCTGCAAAAAAACTTGGTGATATTTGTCCAATGATTTTTGATACAAAAACACAGAAATATATCGCAGGTTTGGAAATGAACGATTTAGAAGCTCTTGGAGTAATTAAATTCGATATTTTAGGTATTGCATTGTTAGATAAAATAATGTTTGTAAATTCTATCATAAATAAGGAGAAACAAAATGCTTTTTAAAGATTTAGAAGTAGGCAGCCAGTTTAATTATAAGTCAGGAACTTATACAAAAATACCACCAGAAAAAATATCCTGTTGCAAAAGTCTTAACGCTGTCAACTTAGAAACTAAAGAAAAAATTATGGTACCTCCAAAAGAGGACGTGGAGGTTACGACTAGTGAAGAAAAATAATATTTGTGTTTTTGATTTTGAAACTGATGGTGCCAATCCAAATATTTGTAGTCCTGTTCAACTTTCTGCTGTAATGGTAGATACTCAACGACTAGAAATTATAGACGATTCAGAATTTAACATATTCATTAAACCAGAAAAAATAGAGGATGCCAAAAATCCCGATATAAGCATTTATTCTGATAGTGACATATTAGAATGGCATGGCAAAGTTAAGGGAATTGATAAAAATGAAGTCTTTGCACAATGGCTGGAGTACCCAGACCAAAAACACAGTTGGCAACAGTTTATATCTTATTTAGAAAAATTTCATTACGGAAATAAAAAAAACAAA